TTATTTCTCTTGAGAATGAAAAAGCTCTCGGTGAAATTGAGTTTAAGAGATGTGTATCTATTTCCGATGAAATGTACAAGGAAGGTGAAAAATCCGACACCATTTGGCTTGTAGAAAACACAGAAAAGTTTTGCAAAGAAAAAGCCATCTATAATGGTATCATGGAATCCATTGGTATCATTGAAGGCAAAGACAAGGAGAAAACACAAAATGCAATTCCAGAGATTATGTCAAAGGCTCTGTCCGTCTCATTTGATACAAGAGTCGGGCATGACTTTCTTGAGGATGTGGATGAACGTTATGAATATTATCACAGAATTGAAGAGCGCGTTCCTTTCGATCTTGAGATGTTTAATACAATCACCCGTGGTGGGGTTAGGAAGAAGACGCTCAACGTAGTCATGGCAGCGTCGGGTGTAGGCAAGAGTGCATTCCTTTGCCATCATGCAGCAGCATGTTTGTCACAAAACATGAATGTGCTTTACATTACTCTTGAAATGGCAGAAGAAGAGATTGCAAAAAGAATTGATGCAAACCTTCTAGACTCGGACATGCACGTTCTTGAACAAATGCCAATCAACCAATACGAAAGTAAGGTTGAAAACTTCAAGAAGACTTGCCGTGGAAAGCTAATCATCAAGGAATATCCAACAGCAGCCGCCAATGTCACTCACTTCCGCAATCTTATGGAAGAACTAAAGATTAAGAAAAAGTTTATTCCAGATGTAATTTTTGTGGATTACCTGAACATCTGTTCTTGCGCTCGCTTTAAACTTGGCAACGGCATGAACAGTTACACTTATGTCAAAGGTATTGCGGAAGAGCTTCGTGGTCTTGCCAAGCAGTTCAACGTTCCTCTGTGGACGGCTACTCAGGTGAACCGTGAAGGTGCCAAGAGCAGCGATATGGAGATGACCGATACTTCTGAAAGCTTTGGTCTTCCCCAAACTGCAGATTTCTTCTTTGCTTTGATTGAGAATGAAGAACTTGCAGAAGCTGGGCAAATCATGGTTAAACAATTGAAGAATCGCGGAAACGATACTACTAAGAACCGTAAGTTCTTGGTCGGTGTAAATAAATCTAAGATGAAATTTTATGATGTTGACAATTCTAGCAACAATCTTGTTAATGCTAATAATACGGATGATGAAGGAGTCGGATCAGGATATGACGGTCAGGCGTTCAACCCGGCATTTGGAAAGAAAAAGAACAAAGCCGTGAACTGGACGTTTGAAGGCGCAAAATGACTCTATATATTGACAAGAAGTTTGTAAATCTTGTTTCTGGTTCACTTGAAAAATTCAAGTGGAAGAAAGAGACGCTAGCCACATGCAGATGTTTTAAGTGTGGCGACTCAAAGAGAAATAAGTCCAAGACAAGGGGATATTTCTTTGAGCATAAAGGACACTATGTATACAAATGCCACAATTGCGGTTTTTCTTCTAATCTATATGGGGTTCTTGAGTCTGTTAGCCCGACACTATGCAAAGAATACTCGTTCGAAATGTTTAAGGAAAAGACTCCAGAACCAATGGTTACAGAAAAGAAAGAAGTCAAGCAACCATCTTTCACTAATCTCGGTACGAGGCTTGACTTACTCAATGCAGATCATAAGGCAATAAAATATGTTCAGTCTAGACAAATTTCGAAAGAAAAGTATAGCAACTTTTATTACAGCCCTGATTTCAGTAAGATCATGGCCGATTTTGACAGAACCGGACATAAGGAAGCCAGACTCGTCATACCGTTCTACAATGAGGTGGGTGAGCTTGTTGGGGTTCAAGGCAGAGCAATTGATGACGAAAAAGCGATCAGGTACATCACGCTCAAAAAAGAAGGGCAAGAAAGGCTCTGGTACAATCTAGATAAAATAGATCCAAGGTCAACTATATATGTTACCGAAGGTCCTATTGATTCAATGTTTATTCCAAATTGCACAGCGATGCAGGGTGCAGGTTGGCTTGAAGAATTGCCTCCAAAGATTGCAAAATCAAAAGTAGTGTTCATATTTGACAATGAACCTAGAAACGCAGAAATTTCTGCATTGTTGGGTAGATACATAGATGCCGGAAGAAACGTAGTAATCTGGCCATCTGAAATAGACAAGAAAGACATCAATGACATGGTTATCGCATATGGAGAAAAAATAACCATGAAGCTGATTATCAATAATGTTTATTCTGGACTTAAAGCTAAAATGAAGTATACTTACTGGAAGAAAAATTAACATGAATAATAATAATGAAGACATGTCTGATGAAGATCTAGAAAAAGGTAGTGAAGCTTATTTAATGTTCGTTCATAGATTTTCTGAATACATCAAGGAGATGGACAGAGAACTTTGGCATAAAGCAAGAGAATACGCCCAAGACTTTACCAAGATTGATGGCGTTACTATTGAACTTATAGATGATGATGAAGAGGATACAGATGACAGAGACGACGCAAAACGCGGATCAGACTAATATTAAAGTTCTAGATCACGGTCACGTTCAACTGGTTGACTACATGGGATCTGATCTCAGCGTTGTCAATGCTGCTCGCGTTTCCTTTAACAAGGAAAGTGATTGGGATGGCGAACATAATTGGACAGGCTATCGTGAAAAGAAATTGTCTGACCGTGATGCTAAACTTATTAATTATCTTGCAAAGCACAATCACTTCACTCCATTCTGCCACGCTCAAATCAGTTTGAGAATAAAATGTCCAATTTTTGTCCGTGCACAACTCGGAAAGCACCAAATCGGTCTTGTCATGAATGAAGTCAGCCGGAGATATGTCACATTTGAGCCCGAGGTTTATATTCCTCTGTGGCGTGGTGCCCCAACAAACGGAGCAAAGCAAGGCAGTTCCGGTGCAATTGAAGATATGGATCTTTGCATCAAACTAAGACAAGAATATGAAGGAATTGCAAAGGAATGTATTGATCTTTACAATCGTCTGTTGGTCGATGGTGTTGCGCCAGAACAGGCAAGATCTATTCTCCCCCAAGGAACTTATACGGAATTTGTGTGGACTGGTTCTCTCTACGCATTTGCCCGCGTTTATAATTTGAGAATCGATAGCCACGCACAATGGGAAATTCAAAAATATGCTGAAGCAATAGATAAAATTGTTGCTCCACTCTTCCCAGTTTCGTGGAAAACTCTAACAACTAAATAAAGACACCAACCAAGGAGTAGCCTATTATGGCAGAAAATTTGTCACCATTTCAATCGTTTATTTTCATCTCGCGTTATTCTCGCTGGATTCCTGAAAAGAATCGCAGAGAAACCTGGGATGAATGTGTAGACCGTTGGTGGAATTATTTTACAGGTAAAGTTCCGCAACTTGCAGAGCGTCCTGACGTAAAAGAAGCAATCCTCAATCTTGAGGTTCTGCCTTCCATGCGCAGTCTAATGACTGCAGGCACTGCTCTGGATCATGACAACACTTGCTTGTACAATTGCTCGTACTTGCCAATTGACAGCCTTGATTCATTTGCAGAACTTTTTGTAATTCTCATGAATGGAACTGGTGTTGGATATTCTGTTGAGCACCAATACACAGATAAACTTCCACAGGTTGCAAACAAAATTGAAAAAGCCTTCAACATTACTTACGTTGTTGAAGACTCTAAAGAAGGTTGGGGCAACTCAGTTAGATTCTTGATGGATCATCTTTATGCTGGTCGCCACGTTAAGTGGGATCTCAGTAAGATTCGTCCGTCGGGTGCAAGACTAAAGACCTTTGGTGGTCGTGCAAGTGGTCCCGCTCCTCTTGACAATCTATTCAAGTTTATTGTCAAGGTGTTCTACAATGCACAGGGACGTAGACTCACTGCTCTTGAGTGCCACGACATCTGCTGTGCCATTGCAAACGCAGTTATCGTCGGTGGTGTTCGTCGTTCTGCCATGATTTCTCTCAGCGATCTTTCAGATCGTGAGATGGCACTTTGCAAGAGTGGTGCATGGTGGGAGCAGGCTGGTTTCCGTTCATACGCCAACAACTCTGCTGTATATCGTGGTCGTCCACCAATGGGTCAGTTCCTTGAGGAATGGACTTCGCTATACAACAGCCACAGCGGTGAGCGTGGTATGATCAACAGAAACGCTCTGCAGGAACAAGCAGCCAAATGGGGTCGTGATGAAACCTGTGAGTACGGAACAAATCCGTGTTCAGAGATTATTTTAAAGCCATTTGAATTCTGCAATCTTTCAACAGTCGTTGTTCGTCCTGACGATACAGCAGCATCTCTGAAGAAGAAGATTGAGATTGCCACCATCATCGGCACAGTTCAATCAACATTTGTTGACTTTCCATATCTTCGTCCAG